GGGGAGGTGGCGGGATGGCGGGGGGCTTGCTGGGACGGGGATTGTAACTGGCTTGCGCGTGGAGGAATAAGTCGGCCGCCCGCTTTCGGGGCTATTTGGGCGGCTTGTTGAGGATAAAGCTGGCCAGGTCGGAAAGGATATCGCGCTCCAGTCCGTCTTGCAGTTGGCCGTTGGCGAAGGGCAGAAAGGGGCGTGCCGGCATCTCGATTGTTTGCGTGCCCCGGGTGTGCCACTGGGCGAAGTTTGAAGCGCTCTTGCGGACGAACAGGCGGCCGACAGAGCCGCGGCGATCCTGCTTGAAATACGATTGCTGGCTTCTCGCCGGGATGTTGATCTCGCCGCCGAATTGATGAATCGCGGCATAGACGACGTTGGTTCCGATTTCCGCCGTGTTGTCGCCATGGCGGCTAGTGATGCTCGACTTCAGGCGCGCCGTATCCTGCAGGATCTTCGGGTTCGTCCGGGCCTTGTTCTTTGGCGGCTTTATCGCAGGCCACCGACCGAGCGGGCCGGATTCTGTGGCGAAGTTCTCGGCGACGCGATCTTCCAGCAGCCCGGCGATTACCCGCATCACTGGCGCCGGGTGGATCATCCTGGAGGAAATGCCGGCTAGCGCCTTCTTTCCGTCGTCGCCGGTGATCCTGATCGTGATCATCCCCGGTCAGCTCCCTATCAGTAGACCGTCGTGTGTTCGTTGGCGTCGCCGTCGAACTCCGCGTCGGTGATCTCCACGCCGGAGTCGATCGCATCAGCCACACGCGTCGAGAACTCCACGTCGCTCAGGTGCTCCATGTACAGCAGCGGCGGAGATTCGCCGAAGCGCTTTACGTACTCCTCAAGCCGATCGCTGCGCGGATCGACCAGGTCGCGTATCGCGTCATTCATAGCCCATCGCCCCCAGAAATGCCCGGTTCGTCTCGGGCAAAAAGTGTTCCACCACCTGTTGCCAAAATAGACCGCCTTCGCCGTGAAGGCAAGTCAAATTAGCCCATGCCTCGACCCCTGGCAGAGACGGGTGCTTGGCATAGTACGCCGAACTATGCCCCCAGCTAGACAGCTGCCTGCCGGAGACCTGGTTACGGGTCACGCTCCCGATCAGATCAGACAGCGAGCTGCAGACGCCCATCGAACCGCAGGCGCTCACCTCGCGAAAATCACCCTTGCCAAGCAGCGCGTCCATCAGCCCTTGAGCATCACCGATATCGAACGCCGTTGAAATCCTGGCCATCCGTTGCGCCAGCGCATCGCCTTCGAGCGCATTGGCAAACACCGTGTGCTTGCGCAAGGCTTGAACCGCGCTAGCGTAGTCCACCCCCTGCTTTTGGAAGCGCTCAGCGAGCCACGCGTGCCAGTCCTCTCTGTTCGCGACAGCGCCAGCGGCCTCGCGATAGGCCTGCTCCATCATCGCCCGCCGAATACCCGTCGCCAGGCCTTCCCGACCCTGCCCAGAGTTCCGAACAAGGTTCGCCGAATCTGCCGCCAGCGCCGCGGAGAATCGATCGTTCGCGCTCGCATACATCCGCTGGCCGTCAATGTTGCCGTCCAGGTGATGCCCGTACTCATGCCGCCAGGTCGCCTGCGACCGCTGGGTATTGCGGCTGCGCGATCCCATCTCGATATACTGCTGATAAGAGCATTTCGCGCCCTTTCCTGGCGTCTGCAACACCGCCTTCGGGTCGCCAATCGCCGCGATCTTTTGCTTCAACCAGGTCGGCGCATTGGCGAACGAGGCCTCGTGCCAGCGGCCGGCATCGGTGGTGCTGTCCCAGTACCGCGGTCCCGCTTCAGCCACTGCCGGCGCCGCTTTTATCGGCTCTTTGCGGACCGCCGCGGCCAGTTTTTGGGGGAGCTTTGTGAGCTTCGTTTCAACCAGGCCGCCGATCTGAGCAGCCCCGGACGCGCCCGGGTTGTAATCCCATCCCACATCGGACCACAGCGTCATCCGCTTGCCCGGATAGGCAGGGTCGGGCACCGAAACGCCACGCTGAATCAGCTTTTCCGGGTTGATTTCTCCGCTTCGTTGATCGACCAGGCCGCCCACCGGCACCGCGCGCTCGACCACCCGGGCATCCGGCTCGACCCGCAGGCCGCGGCGCTCAAGATCGGCCGCCGACAGCGCGCGCACCGCGCACCGGCAGTTGAACCCGTTTGGCGGGCCGATCACCTTCCAGATCGGGCTATCGATCGGGAAAACCTTGCCATTCAGCCGGCCGTGCGCCGGTCGCGTGCGCCCGTCCATCACCGCCACATACTGAAGATACGGCCGCGCCGCCGCATTGTCCGCAAAGCGCTTCCAGCGCCCGGCCGCGTAGGCCGTTTGCGTGTTGGTGCGGAATATCGTCTGCAGCCGGCGCGGGCTACCCTCCTGCACCACCTCCGCCTGGCCGTCCGAGCCGACAATGATCTTGCGGCCCCACCAGCCCTTACGCTGCAGCAGACCGGTCAGATCACGGTCAAACCAGCGCTGCGTCTCGCCACGCTTGAGCGCCTGTTCGACGCCCTCGCGGATATCCTGCAACACGTCCATGCGCGCCAGCTTCGCCACCGTGAACGCCTTCGCGTGCGCCTCTTTCCAGGTCTCGTGCCAGTTCCAGGAAATTGCGTAGCCCTTGGCCTCGAAGGCCGCGACCGCATCGGAAGGCGGCAGATCGAAGAGGGCGGACAGCTCGATTGGCATCGCGAATCAGGCTGCCTCAAGCCCGCGCTGGATCTTCTCCAGCCGCTCGCAGGCCACGTCGAAATGCCGCCTGGTGTTCTCGATGCCAATAAACGAATAGCCGCCCTCCAGCGCCGCGACCCCCGTGCTCGCCGATCCCATGCACGGGTCGATGATCAGCCCGCCCGGCGGCACGCACTGCATCAGCTTGGTCATCAGCTCCACCGGCTTGCCGGTCATGTGCAGCTTTTTCGCCGGATTGACGCGCTCTCGATAGCAGCCTGCCCACGGCCCGCCGTACGTGCTCTTCGCCAGCGGTCCATTGCTGCCCCAGACGACGTACTCGCACTGGTGCCGAAAATAGCCCGTATGTGGCCCGCGGCTCGACTCGGTCTTGTCCCAGGGGATCACTCCCCGCCAGAGGAGGCCGCCCGCCTGGAACGCATCGGTCGCCAGCGGCAGCTGCCGCCAATCCGAAAAGCACAGCGCGTAGGCGCCCGGCCGCAGCTGCTCACGAGCCAGAAGAAACACCAGCGACAGCCAGTATTTGAAGCTTCTCGCGTCGCGATTGTCGCCGCTTAATTCCTGGTTATGCGCCGCGCCCTTGGCATCATGCTGCACGTACTTCGACACCGTCGATTGCATCCGATCGCCACGCACCGCCCCGCCGCTGCTATACGGCGGATCAGCGATAAGCGCATCCGCGGCCACGTCCAGCTGCGGAAGCACAATCAGCGCATCGCCGAGATACAGCGTGGCATTGCCAATAACCACCTTATCCAGAATCGGTTTCATCTATGCCGCCGTATCGATCGCCGGCTGCTGCTCGTCTGCCGACAGCCTGCCCCACGCATCCGCCACAAAAATAGCCCTCGCCAGCAGCTCGACAAGCTGGTCGTCGTTCATCGCCGGGTACCAGTCAGCCATGCTGCTGAGGATGGCCTCCGGATCCATGCCCGCGCTCAGCGCATCGAGCAGCGGCTTGAAAACAGGCGCCGTGAGCATTGGCCAGTCGACATTTGCAATCAGCGCCGTGTCGATTGCCTCTTGCGCACCGCGCAATGATCTTGCAGCGCGCGGCCCCACCGCGCCGGCCGCCAGCGCTGCCAATGCCGCCGCGCCTTTTGCCTCCGGCACCGGGATATCCTGCCCTCCATTGGCGCCGACTCCATTGCCCGCTGGAAGCTTGTCAGCCACCGCAGACTTCCCGCCGAGCACCTCCTCGCCTTCCTCCGCCTCGGGGATATGCAGGCGCTCGCGCACCCAGGAGGCCGGAATATTGAACAGCGGCGACAGCTTCTGCAGCGCGTCCGCATAGGCCACCAAATCTTCCGGAACGCCGGTGTCGAACTCCATCCGCGGGCAGCGGCGCAGGCTATCAACGCCCCCCCGATTGAGCGCGATCAGCGGATACACCAGGTGCCGCGTCAGCGTTCCAGCCACCTGCCGAGCGTCCGCCTCGATGATGTCGTGGCGCACCTCCTGGTGCACATTCCCCAGTGCGTTGGTGCTGCTCTTGCCGTCCGCCTGGCTGGTCAGCGTGCCGCCCAGGATGCACTTGCTCTGCGACTTGTCCGCCCACGCCACCATGTCCAGATGCGAGCCGCCGCCACTGCCGCTACCGCCCGCAATCTTGGTGATTTCCAGCACCATATCCGCCGGCATGATCGCCCGCGCGTCGTGCCCGAGCGCCGTGACCGCGCGCATCAGGCTCGCCTTTTCCGCGTCCGTCGCCCCGGCCGCGTACTTGCCCACCACAAAGGGCAAGCCGAATGTCTCGAGAAATTCAGCGAAATCGCCGATCCCGTAGGCCTTGTACAAGAATGGCCACGACAGCACCCGATACAGACCGAGCCGCGCGATATAGCCGGTCTTGGCCTTGCCGTGCTCGTGAAAAATCCAGCCGAATGGCGTCAGCTCTGCCCCGTCCGCGCTGCCGTCGCGCAGGCGTAGCGCCTTGCGATCCTGCGACAGCTGGAACCACTCCTGCGGCCTCGGGAAGAACTCCGGCAGCAGCTCCTTGCCTTCCTTGCGCCACTCCAGCTCGATTCCCGAAAATCCGTGCCCGACGCCGTCCATGCAGGCCAGAATCAGATCCTCGAAATCATCGACCCCGTCGCCGATCACCTCTTTCGCCCACTCCGCCGACGCCTTTTCGGCCGCCGTCGCATTGCGTGGCGGAACGATATCCCACTCCAGATTGAGCAAGCCCATCTTGCGCTTGCCCATCTCCGCATAGAGGTGCGCGTCGCGCTCCTCCATGTCCGCGAAAAGCCGGTGCTGGCTGATCAAATCGCCGTTGTCCGCCGCACGCAGCGCCGACGACAAGCGCGCCGGAGACAGCCCGTCTAGCATCGGCGTCAGGTACTGGTTTTCCAGCGCACGGATCGACGCCGTCTGCGGCTCGCGCAGCGAACCGCGGTCGATTGCCTTCCCATACTGGTCAAGAATCGTGCTCATAGCATGCGCCGTGACGCTTGCCGCCCGGCCTCCTCGAAGTCGTTGTCGGCCATCCGGCCCCCCGCACTGCCAATCGATCGCCGCGCCACCGACTCAAAGCCCATGCAATTCCCCGGCAATCCCTCCTGGCGCAGCGCATAGTTGGCCAGGAACAACCCGATCGCGAAGTCGCCGTGCCGCTGCTGCTTTGCTGCCTGGCCATCGCCACCGCCACCCGCACGCTGCGTCGCCACGTGCGGCAGCTTGGGAACCCCGTTGATGCGCCGGATCGCCCGCAGGTCATCTCGGCACTGCTCGTCGCGCGGAAGCTCGTCGATCGTTCCATCCTCGAACGCCGCCTTGAAACGCGGCATTTCCGTCAGGTAGAACGCCTCGGAAAGCTTGATCTGGTCGATCCGATGGCCCCCGTACTTGTCCGCCGCAAATTCAGCCAATGCCGCGCCGTTGCCGCCCGCATCATGCGAGCCGCGGCGAAACCGCGGCAGCCGATCCACCACGAACTCCAGCACCTGCTCCTGCTGCTTGAACGGGCAATTGCCCAGCTCGACGGATAGCCGGCAGCGTTGCACCAGGTCTTGCCCTTCCTCAAGGATCGGCATCACCGTCAGGTCGCCCACGCGGGCAAAGTCCAGCCCGTAGCCGTGCGCCCGTTCCTTGTCCAGACCCTCCAGAATCGGCAGCAGCTCCTCGCGGCACCACGCCGCCACCTCCAGCCGGCGGACCGGCTCCGGCAGCAGCTGGAAAGCTGCATCCCAGCGCATGCGAACCACCGGCGTTTCCGCCTGCATGCGCGATTCGATCAGCGCCATCGCCAGGTACACGCCGCCGCCCTCGCTCGGGATCACGTCCAGCTCCTCCGCCGCCGTGTCGCCGTACATCGCATAAATCTTGCCGACCCACGCCTCTTCGGTCTTGTCGACCAGTCGAGCGCCCTGGATCAACGCCACCCGCTCATACAGCCCCTGCGCCACCGCATCCTGAAAAGTCGTGCGGTGCAGCGAGTAGCCCAGCCGACCCGCGCGCACCTGCTCCACCAGCTCGTTGAACGGGTTTGTCGTGCCGTTGTGCGAGCTGAGCAAGCGCACCTTTCCGCCCCAGATCAGCATCGCCAGCGCCGCCTTCATCAGCCCCGGCAAATCATCATGGAACGCCGCCTCGTCGATCGTCACCCGGCCCTGCTTGCCGCGGATCGACCGCGGCCGGCTGGACAGCGCCAGAATCTTGTTGCCTGACGCGAAATCGATACGGAACGCCTTGATGTCGTTCCCGTCTTCGTTGTAAAGCGTTTCGCCGACCCAGCTGACGGCGTACGCAAACGCCTTCGCCCACATCGCGCAGTCGTCGATATAGCCGCGGGTCATGTCCTCGCTATAGCCGATGTACAGCGCATCCATGCCGCCCTTCTCAGGGGCCGCAGAGAGCACCGCCTCGGATGCATCACACCAGCTCGCGCCGATGCGCCGCGATTTCTCCCACAGCGCCACGCCGGACTTGTCGGCGACCCACTCCCGCTGGTACGGCAGCAGAACCGCCGGCACCCGCGCGTTCTCCGGCGTCCACAGCGCGCTGGTGCGGGTAATCGCCATCAGCCGGTGATCCCGAGAATCTCGCGCCGGATCAAATCCACCGACTCCGCCGTCAGCCCGCCGCGCCGCGCCACCTTCTCGACCGCATCGGCTGCCGTCGCAGCCTTCTCGCGCATCGTCTCCTGCCACTTCTGCAGGGCCACCTGCATCCGCCCCACGTCGGCATGGGCGCGCGCCACCACCGAGATTGACCTCGCCGCTTCCGCCGGGTCTGTATCCGCCTGGCGCAGCGCAATAGAAATGCGCAACAGCTGCTCCTGCAGGATTCCGCTCGTCGCCGTCAGCACATCGCCCTCGTCGCCCTCGTCCTTGCACGCCTTGGCCAGCGCGCGCGTGCGGCGCACATCCGCCATGGCCTCGTCGAATTGCCGCTCCAGCTCCGAGCCGTGCCGATGCACCGCGCTCTTGCTCACCTGGTAGCCCTGGTCGCGCAGCCACGCCGCCAAATCCGCATAGCCGGCAAATCCGGATTCCACCAAGCGACGATTCAGCTCGTCGCGAATCTCCTCCGGAAGCTGCCCGACCGCAGAGCGCGCCGGCATCTCAGGCCCCCGGCCGCGGCCGCGCGACCCCGGGCGGAAAGCTCAGCCCCTGCGCCACATCCAGCCCGCGCTCGGTCAGCGTCGCGATGGTCACCCCCGAGGCGCCGCCAGGGCGCTGCGTCACCACAAACCCCTGCTCGTTCAGCCAGGCCAGCTCGACCCGCAGAGAGGCCATGGCCACGTAGACGCCGTCGTCTTGCAGCGCCTTGTGCAGCAGCACGTCGGCCGCTGTCGATTGCGGCGCTTGCGACAAGCAGACCAGCGTCTTTAGTCGTGCCTCCTCGCGTACATGCTCGGCAAAATTCATCCCCGACCCCCTCACTTGTCCAGCAGGTGCTGGTTGATCATTTGCATCGTGTTCTGCAGCGCATGCACCGTTCCGCGCAGCTCGATCGATACGCTCGATACCTCGTTGATCGCCGTGTACAGCTGCGCCAGGTCACTGCGGGTCGGCGTGTCCGCCTGCCGCGCACGCACGTGCGCCAGCGCCTCGTCGATGTGCTGTCTCCGCACATCAAGGTTCATGCGCATGTCGGCCAGCTCTTTCGCCACCTCGTGCTTCAGCGTCTGAATCGCTTCCTGCGTCACCTTGTTGCGCCGATCCCAGATCACAAAGCCCGAGACCATGAACGCCCACGCAAGAATGCCGATATCGATCCAGAAGCGGATCGCCTGATAATCAACAGCCTTTGAATCAATATCGAGCACGTCTCCCCCTTTCGTTGCGTTCCTGCCGCGTCTTGCACTCCACGCACAGCTGCGTTCCCGGATAGGCCTTCCGGCGCGCCTCTGGGATTGGCTCCAGGCAGTCGCCGCAAGTCTCGGACGAATCCGCCGCCGTCTTGTCCTCAAGCCCCGCGCGGCGATTCTGATCGGCCAGTTGATCGGCGAGGATTTCCGCCTCGCGTGCCGACGCGCGGTCAAAAAAATCGCTCACGGCGCCCGCACCGGGAAAATGCCGGCGCAGATCAGCACCCGTCCAGCCGTTGTCGTCGCGGTACACACCAGCTTGTACGTCGCCCCGTCCACCCCGCCCGAAAACGGCTGCAGAACCTGCGTCGCCTCTACTGTCTCCGGCCCGTAGAGCACCAGCCCTGGAGAAGGGTCGTTTCCGCTCTCCAGCGCGCAGTCGATCGTCACTGCCGTCAGCGTCTCTCCGCCATCCAGCTCGTCGGCAAAGTCAAAGGTGGCCACCAAGATTTCCGCCGGTGATTTCGCCTGCCAGCGTGCCGGAGTCATGCGCCCCCCGATCCGGCAAACCGCTCGTGCCACGTACTTCCTCCGCTGGCGAAGTGCCTGGTAGTGCCGACGCGCCAGGCGGGCATAGAAGCAGCGATCGACCGCGAGCGGCCCGACGTCAGGGATGAAGACGCCATCCCAGGTGTAGCGATGGTCGTCCCATGCGGCATAGGGGCTGTCATAAGTGATTTCCATGTGTGGGCGCCTAGTGTTCTCAATTCCCGTGCTACATCTGTGCGGAATCGTCCAGATAAATGCATTACGGCCCCACCTCGCCCACCATCCCCGCTTCCCTGTCTAATTCCGCTTGCGTGGCCAGCGAGTACATCACGGCGTAGAACTGTCCATGCGTCATCGTCGCGCCCGTCAGCTCGCCGGTCGCCGGATTGCGCAGCGGAAAAATTTTCTCGGGCGCCGTGAATTCGATGGTCGTCGAGTGAGTCGGCACACCGATGCTGTTTCCGTCGCTGAGCAGCGTCCGTCGCTCATTGTCGAAACGGATAGAGGGCACTTGGCGGAATCCGTGTAAGCACTCGATGTGGCAGACGCGATCCCACGAATCGCCCACTACAGACGCTTGGTTTCTGTTTTCTATTATTGTCGTGTCCTCAGTTTAGAACGGTGAAATTGACCCGCGTTTCAGCGGTTGCTGCGGCGTTCGCAGTCAATGTGAACGACCCGGCTGCAGCGACAACTACGACAGATTTCATTGTCGAATCGGCCGTGGCGACTGTCGCGATAATGATGCTGCTCGTAGTGACCCGGCTATTTGTGACGACCAGAGAAGATGCCCCAGCTGCGAAATTGACTGAGCCGAGCGTGTTATTGATCGTCCTCGCGCCGGTGGTTCCGCCAGCGGTGATGGTTTTGTCAAGTCGGATGTCGCCGGCAAATACAAGAGTTGACGCAGTCGACGATAATGTCGGAACTCCTGCGCTAGAAGTAATAACGCTCAAATATTTAGTTGAGTCGTATCCCACCCGAAGCTGTTCTGTGGTCGATATAATACGTACTTTTGCGGCAGAAGAGTCGCCACCCCCGACGTTCAAACTGCCTCCATTTTGTCCGACATTGACGTTATCGCTCGCCAGCAAATCAAGGCGAACTCGCAACGCACCAGTATTATCTGCTGACAATATCTGCCATTTTGCAGGAACGATGCCCGTCGACACGGACCCGTCTACCAAGCACCTGAACTGCCCACCCCTTGCGAGGGCGCTACCATCGTGCCCCCAAACGTCAAACCATCCGAGAGTAAATCCGCTTGCAACCGCCAGCGGGGATAGCAACGTTCCTGAAAACCTATTCCACTGGAACATCGGGCCCTGCCAGTTCGAAGTGCTATACCCGGAAACCGAAACCCTGGGGTATGTCCCCTCTTCTGTAATAAATACTGACCCGCCTGCCGTGATTGGCCCGGTGAATGTCGGGGATGCCGTTGGCGCTTTGAGGTTCAGCGCAGTTTGCTGTGCTGTCGAAACGGGTTTGTTCACGTCGCTGGTGTTGTCGACGTTGCCGAGGACAAGCGTCGTCCTGGCCGTAGCCGCGTCTGCATCATCGACCAGCGTGGCACCGAACGCCGATATGCCGTGCGCAGTGGTGACAGCGTTGTGCGTCGAGATGGCGCCGGAAGGCTCAAAATCACCAGTCGCCGCAGCGGCGGCCGTCCCAAGAGTCGGCGTTCCAGAGAGCGATCCGTAGGCAATCTGCGCGCCGTCGCCCCCGTTGTGATCGTGTGAGTCGCCGTTCGTGACGCCTTTTGCCGCGACGGCATAATCCGTAGCCGCTGTGGCCGCTGCAGTCCCGAGAGTCGGTTTGCCGGTGAGGTCCGCATAATCGGTCACGCCACCAGGCGCCAGGCCTGTGAGCAGCGACCCGTCAAGTGCCGGCAACTGTCCGGCGACAGCGAGCTGAACGAGATTTCCGACCCCGGCCCCAGCGTTTAGGTACGCAGCGGTGCCGAGGTCGGCAATCAGGTCAGAAAGCCCAAGCGCCGCCGCGGCGCCTTTCGCGTCGGCAACGGCGGCATCAATTGCTGCGGCGGCAGCGGCGTCAGCAGCATCGCTCGCGGCAGTGATCACGCTCGACAGACGGTATTCGATCGATGCGGGGTCAGTTTCGCCCAGCTTGCCGGCCGTCCGCTGCAGCTTTGCCACCGCATCGGCCAGCAGGGCGTGCGCGTCAATATGGCGACCGGCAAGGGCTGTGCCCGGAACCCCCGGTGCGCTGGCTACCGGCGCCGGCGGGAACGTGTCGTACTCGACGGGGAAACTGCTGGTCGTCATGGCTGCTGCCCTGTAGTGGTCGTCTCGACGAGCGCGCCGCTGCCGTGCAGGAAGAGCATCGCCTCCGCGCTGCGGCGGGCCGGGTTGGTGTTGCCAGGCATTTCCCAGCGCATCAGCAAGCGGCCCGCCTCTTCACGGTCCCCGGCGTTGATCGCATCGCGCAAAAATGAACGCTCGTACGTGCGCATCCCCACGTCAAAGACCAGGCTCGCGAGCGCGTCGAACTCGTGCTGCTCGAGTAGCAGGCGCACCGTCGCGTTGAGATAGATTTCGATGCACCGCAGGTCTTCGCGCAGCAGCTGCGTGGCGAGGGCGTCGTCAACGACGCGCAGGCCGGCGTCGGCAGGGCGGAGAAAGTGCCCGTAGCCAATCGTCTGCAGCGCCCCCGGCGCGCCGCGTCGTGTCGCCGAGAACGGCACGCAGCGCTTGATCATCTCCAGCCCGGTCACGGAAACGCTGCGGTCGTTTGCGGGCGCCCGGTGGGGCTGGGGTATTTTCGCGTCAGTAGCCATGCGCCATTTTCACGCGCTCGCGAGGGCTCACGCAGGGCGTAGCGCTTCGACGACCGCCCACGAAAAAGCCCCGCGGTGGCGGGGCTTGGGAGGGAATATTACACTAGGAGAGGCGTCGTAAAGTCAGGCCTTCTTGCGCCGCGTCGCGAAATACGCCGCGTGCGCCCCGGCGATCGCCGAACAGGCGATATTCAGCGGCGCCAGAACGGCGCGCCAGAAGCGCCACAGCGCGGTGTTCAGTTTCACGTTCGGCGCGCTGGCGAGCAGCGGGCGCCGGGCGCGCATTTCTTGGGGTGTCATTTGTAGATCCTCTGGTTCGAAGTTGAGATAGAAAACGCATTCATCGGCCCCGCATTCAGCGTTGATGCGCTTTTTGGCCATTGCCCTCTCCTGTTTCAGTCAAACAGCGCCGCCTGCGCCGCGCCGCCCTGGTTTCGCTCGCCGCCATCGTCCCCGCGGCCGCATATCTGCTCGATCGCCCGGCTGGTGATCGGCGCTTCGAGCAGGCCGATCTCATAGACTGCCTGGCGGCCCGACAGACCCTCGGAATTCACCAGGCGGTCCCAGTGCGCCCGGATGCGCCGTGCGCGCAGCTCTTCGCGGGCGCGCTTGCAGACCGGGATCGACAGCGCTTCGCCGCCCCACTTGTCTGCCAGCACCTGCATCGCCGGTTCGCCGATCAGCGCCGCCAGCTCTGCCCAGCGCCTCGCGCCGGCCGCGTTGGCGTCGCGGTGCTTGGGGATCACGATCGTCACCCCTGGCCGCTCGTTGATCAGCGTGCAGGCCGGCACCGCGCCGAGCGCGTGGATAAGCGCCAGCGCGGTGTAGGGCAGGCAGCCGGAGATGGCTGCGCAGTCTTCAGGCGTCAGCGGCTTGCTGGGCATGGGCGACCCCTTGATAGGATTGGCGCTTGAGGTGGATCGCCAGCGCCTTGACAATCAACAGCAGCTGCTCGGCGTCGCACATCGACAGCGGCTTGTGGATCGCCGACCGCTTGCCGTCGGCGTTCAGCCCGCCCATCTGCTTGGCGATCCCCTCGACGTAATCCATCTGATTTCCGAGCGTCACGTCGGTGGATTGCATCTGCTTGATGATCTTGCGCAGCAGCGGCGCGCGATCGGCCGGCGCCGTGTCCACCCAGGTCCATTCATGCGCCGGGCGCGGCCGCGTGTTCTTGAGCACGAATCCTCTGCGCTTCATGTGCTCCATGGCTGTGCGCAGGTTAGCCAGCGACAGCTCGGTCGAAGACGAGCGCGAAAAGGCCGCTTGCAGATAGGCGCGCCACGAGTCGTCAGCCACTTGCAGATCCCGGCGCGCGACGTGCAGAAGCTTGATCAGCCGCGCGCGTTCGGCCGCCTCCTTGCGCTCGCGCTCGGCAAAATCCACCCCCGGCTGGTGCATCGCCTTCTCCCGCACGACCTGTAAGCTTCCCCTTCCGGTGAACGTTCCCATCACCCCACCTCCCGCAGGTTGATTTCCTTCTCGGCTTTCTTTGCCGCCGAAAACGTCACCACCCGTGGCCCCTTGACCGAGCACTCGATTTGCGATCCAGGTGTCAAGCCCGGCTTGACAACTAGCTGCGGCAGCCGGCGCCGCACCTTCAGCGTGCCGACCCCGCGCAGCTTCACGTCGTTGCCTTCGGAGAGCTCGTCCAGGACCACCAGCAGCGCCGTCTCGATCACGTCGCGAACCGAGCCCTCCGGCTCGCCGGTGATTAGCGCCACGTCCTGAATCAGTTGTGTCGTCTTCATGTCGTCAGCTCCACTTCAAACGGCGTGACCACGAAATCCTCGATCTGGCTGATCCGGATCCCGGGCACCCCGGACACCTCTTTCGGCTCGTTGAGAATCGCCTCGCGATTGATCTCCTCCTTGGTGCGCAAGAAGCGCGTCAGTCCGAGGCTGCGCAGCGAAAACATCACCGCCTCCTCGCCGGTGATACGCACGCTCGGCGGGCGCGTGCGCCACTGCACCTCGCCCGTGGTGAAGGCGTGTGTTTTCACCTTGCCGCCGGCCGTCAGCTCGATGCGATTGGCTTCGCACCACGCCTGCACGCCGCGTTGCGAATCGGCCACGCTCAGGCGAATCGGCTCGGCGCGCTGCTCGAAATCCTCCTTGATGCGTGCCAGCGCCTCGTTCATTTCCACTTCCAGACTGGTCAGTGCGCGGCTATCGCTGCCGATGCGGGCAATCAGGTCGGCGACCTGGTCGCGGGTCTGCGGCACCGTGACCGCCGCGACGGTCTTCAGGCGGGTTTTGCGGTAGGTTGCTGTGCTCATGGTTGGCTCCTCGTGTCAGAGTGATTCAGGGGTGAAAGGGGTGACGTGCGCCCGGTGCGGCTGGCAGCGGTAGCAGATGCGGTGCCCCGCGTGGCTGCTGTTGAAGAGCTTCCCGCAGCCGCCGAGGCAGCGGCGCATGGCCGCCTCGTTCGGCTTGGGAAGGTGGCCGGCGGCCGGCGGAGCGGCTTGCGGCACGCGCTTTGTCGTGGGCACCGAAGAGATGCGTGCGCACACCTCGTCCAGCGCCGGCGCGTCGGCTTGCGCCAGGCGCGCGGCGCCTTCCAGTGAGAGCCCGGCGCGGCGCAGCGCTCTGATCCGCGTGCCCACCGTGGTGTCGGAAATTCCCAGCGCCGCGGCGATGACCCGCAGCGGCGTTCCCTTGATGCGCAGGGCCATGATCGCCAGGTCGCTGAGCGGGCTGTAGACAGACGCGTTCATTGGTCGCGGTCCTCGGTCAGGTAGCTGGACGTCCGCCACGCCGCGCCCCAGCGGTAGCCGAGCACATGCCACAGGCGCACGGTGCAGAAGAAGCGCGCCCAGGTTCCCCAGAACGCCATCCAGGCCGCACGCAGCGGCAGGTAGGCCAGCTCCAGGAAGTAGGCCGCCGCCGGCGTGGCGCAGACGATGGCGATCACCAGCCAGCGTTTCAGGCGTGCGCACATGGCTGTACCTCCTCCCACTCGATGCGCGCCGAGCAGCGCAGCGCGAACCACACGAAGATCGTCGCGTTGCCTTCCTGCCGTTGTTCCAGCCAGGTGCAATCGTTGGCGAAGATGCGCGCGAGAAAGGGCGTGTACGCCACCCGTACCACCGCGGCCAGCGGATCGACCTTGACGTCCAGCACCTTGACGCCCAGGTCGGTCAGCCACTCGACGGCTTTGGCGGCGTTCAGCGTGCGCCGCTTGATGGCCGACGAGCGCACGACGGCCGCGATGCGTTGCTTGACCGCGGAGCTGTCCGCCTGAACCATTAAGGGGGACTTAATAGTTGCCTCGGCGCACGGCTCTTCGACCCGTGCCGCCTCTTCCACTTTCCATGCCTCATGAATGCTGTTCATTGCCGTCCTCCTGAGCGTAGATCCCGAAGCCGTGCTCGCCGTCGATCTCGGTGGCCACGGCGTGCATTTCATGCACCGCACGGCGCAGCGCTGCGCGCCACATCGGGTCATGAAACCTGTTCTTGAGGTAGTCGAGCGCCGTGGCCAGGTGCGCCAGATCGGCCACGTCCTTGCGCTCGATGGCCACCGTCGCTTGCGGCGCGCAGCAGGCGGCGCTCATGGCATCGACTCCCGCACCGCCCGCACCAGCTCGGCGGTCACCCGCGGCGCGCCGAGGCTGGCCGCCTGGTTGATCGCCGCCGTCAGCAGGTTGTTGGCCACCAGCGGATGCGTCAGCGAGATCACCTGCGTATCGCCCGGCCCGCTGCCGTGCCGTTGCGTGATGGTCAGCGCCTGCATCAGCGCGTCCACCGCCGTCGGCTCGACGATCGCCGCCAGGTCAAGCCCGGCCGATGCGAAGCGGTGTGCCAGGTAATCGCCCAGCGACGCGTCCAGCGGCGGCAGGGTCACGATCTGGCAGCGCTGCGCCACTTCGCGCACCGCCGCGCGCCGTTCGTCCAGCTTCTCGCGCAGCTCCGGTTGCCCGAGCAGCAGCACCGAGATCAGCCGGCGCATGCCGTCCTTCAGTTCAAGGAAGCGCTTCAGGTGCTTGAGCGTCGGCAGCGCCAGGCCATGCGCCTCCTCGATGACCAGCAGGTGCTGCATACCCATGCGGCTCGATGCGATCAGCGCCTCGTGCAGCTGGCGAAAGCGCGCTTCCGGGCTGCGCTTGGGCGTGTCTCCACCGGCCACCGCGTGCAGGATGGCCTCGGCAATGTGGTCGCTGCGCAGGCAGCGCCCCTTCTTGTCGTTCTCCTCCATCCCCAGCACGTAGGGGGCGATCAACACCACCGGCCGCGACTCGGCGCGCAGGCGTTCGGCCAGCTCTTCGCGCAGCGTGCTCTTGCCGGCGCCGGACTCGCCGACCACCGCCAGGAAGTTGGTGTTGCCGATCGCCGTTTGCCACATCGCCTCGCGCACGACACGGCTGGCCCGGCTCAGAAAGACCTCGCTCGCCTGTTGCGGCTCGTCGAACGGGTCACGGAAAATCGCGAACTTGCGGCGCGCCGCTTCGCTCAAAGTCTGCTTACGTAGTAGCATTTCGCTTTCAACCTCCAACGGTTGTGATGTAGTACCCGACGGCGCCGCGCTAGAACGCGGCGTCGTCACTTCTTTTTTCGATGTGCCGCGAACCTTTTCCAGCACTTCCCACAGCAGGGGGAAATCCCCTTGCTGCGGCTTTGCCGGCGCGCAATCTTCTTGCGCGTCGGATTCCAAAAACAGGTCTGCCAGGTCCGACTCAGCTACGCCACGGCCGCGTAGCGCGTCGCGGATAAGCGATCGCACCTCATGATTTGCGATCAGCGCGGGGTAGGTGTTTTTGCGGATCAGCACATTCACCGCAGCCGAGGACAACCTCAGCTCGCGCGCTAGCCACGCCTGCGACAGCCCGCGGTCTCTCAGCAATTTGCCCAGGATCAGCATGACGACGCCCCTTTCCCGTCGGTACCAGTGGCCACCGCCGCGCCGCTGCCGGCGATCGCCGCCTGCCAGGTGGCCGCCAGCTGCTGGAACTGCTGCTCGCCGATGCCGCCGGCAAACTTCGTCGTCAGCCAGCTGTAATGCGCCGGCTGCCAGTCGTCACCGAGCAGCGCCTGCATGCGCAGGCAGGCCGTCGTCGCGCTCATCAGCGACTCGGTCGTGCTCGGCGTATCCACCGCGATCGCCGTGCCCTGCATCGGCAGGTAGCTCGGCACCTGCACATGGCGCACATCGGCGAAGCTATCCACCGCGCCACCGAAGGCCACCCCGCGCTCGCCGCCCTTGCCCTTGCGGATCTTGGCAATCTCGCGCTTGTCGTCGGTACCCCAGGCCGCGCGCTGCGCGGTCTTGCGTTCGGTGTCGATCCAGGTGTCGGCGTGGCGCTTGAATTCGGCGCCGATCACCGCGCCGGACTCGTCGAATCCCCATTGATCGACCGCGATCGGCGACAGCCGGTGGCGGGTCTCCTTGCCTTCCGCGTTGGTCACCAGGATGTCGATATCGGGCAGGGTGTAGGGGCTGGCCACCACCCACAGCTTTTCTTTCGGCGCCGCACCGGGCACGCCGGCGACCGAGTAGCTGCGCTGGCCATGGCCGGGCACGGCAAAGGTGATCGTCATCGTGCCGCTCACCACGCGCGACACGGGTTCGGACATCACCAGCGCGCGCGTGACCTCGATGCCCGGCGCGATACGAAGCTCCTCCGGGCGAATGCGCATCCAGGCCGCGTAGCGGGTCTGGCCGTGGCGGCTATGCACCGCCGTCGATTGATACGCGGCGCTCCAGGTGTCGGCCAGGGTGTTCAGGTGGGCGAAATCACGAACCTGCTGCGCATGCAGCCGCCCTTCGAAGTTGCGCTCGATGTGGTTGTGCAGGGACTCGACCGCCCCCTTGGCGCGCGGGTTTCCGGCCTCATGCACGATCACCTCGATGTCCAGCGCGCGGGCCAGCGAGCGGAAAACGCCTGCCGCCTGCGCGCTGCCCGGGTCGGCCATGAGGATTTTCGGCACGCCGTAGAACGGCCGGCTGGCGCGCTGGTGAAAGGCGGGAATCAGGAAGTCGAGCAGGTTACGGGCCGTCTCGTGCCCTTCCAGGTATTGCAAATAAAACGGGCCGGTGCAGTGGTCGACGACCAGGTAGCGCTGCACGCGCAGCTCTTTCACGCGCTCGAAATTGCTCGGCTTGTTCTTGTTGAACGCCGCGACGTCGCAGATCTCGATGCCGCCATTCGAGAGGTAGAACAGCACGCAGGTGCTGACGTCGACTTGCCAGACGTGGTTCGGGTGCAGCGAGCGCAGCGACATCGCCGGGGATTGACGCATCAGCTGGTCGGTGTGGCAGCCCAGCGTGCGCATGGCCCGCGCGATGGTACTTATATGCGCGGTGGTGTGCGTCACCTCGCCGGTGTCGGCATCCGGCGCCGCGTTGGCGTTGGCGATCCGGCGCACCATTTCCATGGTCGGCAGCACCTTGCCGGTTTCCCGGGCGCCGGCCAGCTTGATGGCCGCCATCTGCCGCACCTGGTCGGCGGTCAGCGATTTCAGCGTGCCGGCGTCGGCGCGCTTCTTGCGGCCCGAGGAAAAGCCCGCGTCGCGCACCCAGCGCCAGCAGGTTTGCACCGAAATGCCCATGGCGCGCGCGGCCGTCTGCACCCGCGGCGTACTCTCGCCATGCGGCAGCTGCGGCAGCTCGGCGGCCAGCGCCACCACCATCGGCAGCTGGGCAGAAGAGGGCGGCATGATCATCACTCCTCCCCGACCGTCGCCAGCCGCGTCCAGCTCGGCGTGATGATTTCGGCGAAATCGACGTCGATCCCGTGCGCCAGGTACAGGCCGGCGATCTGCTGCGCCAGCCAGCGCGCGGAACTCAGCGCGTGTTCGCGTTCGGCGTCGTCACAGCCGTCCAGCACGTCGTTGAGCACCGCGCCCCAGTGGTTGAACTGGGCGATCGCCTGCAGCGCTCCCTCGTGCAGCGCGCGCGATCGAGACGCCCGGCGCTTGTGCTCGTCGGTTTTCGCCTGGTCCGGGGTGTACTTCGTGCGGCTCGCCTTCTCGTCTCTCAACGCGGCGTTTTCCTGGTGCACGTCCTTCAGCCGCGCGTCCTTCGCCTCGCCGTCGTGCCGCGCTGCGCGCAAGGCGAGGCGAAGCTCGCTGACGCTCATCCGCTCGACCTGGTCGAGCCGCGCCGGGTCGCTGGCCAGACCTTCCAAAACCGCGTCGTCGAGCAGCGCCAGTTCGTAGACCTTCGACTGGTCAAAGTCCAGCAGCGGCCGCAGCGTTTCCTTGCCGAGGAATTTCATCGCCACCGCCGCCAGGCGCCGCGCCGAATCCGCCGACAGACCGATGGCCGCAATCGCCTCGCCGTAGCGCCCGCGCGGCAGCTCGCGCAGGCAGCACACCGCCCGGCCGATTTCCAGCATGTCCTCGGTACTGCGCTGCACCCGCTGGCGCACCTGCATCAGCAGCTGGTCCAGCGTTCCCTTGTAGCCGTAGCGCGCCAGAACGCGCGTCGTCTCCTGCTCGTCGGCCGCCTGCAGCTGCAGCGCCTCGACGCCAATGGGCACCAGTTCGCCCGCTTTCGCTTCATTGGTCATGATCGTGTCTTTCGGTAGGGGTGGAAAATCAGCCGGGCAGGCGCGTATAGCGCTGCTCGACCTCGGAAACCTTCGCCTGCGCCGCACGCAGGCCGACGCTGAACTGCACCGCGATCTGCACCGGCTCGGGTCCGAGCCGCCAAAGCTTGGCCGCGTCCTGCGTCGCCCAGCCCTTGCTCGCCAGCGCCTGCAGGTCGCGCAGCACCATCGGCTCGGCGGTGCCGACGTCGGCCGCCAGGTCGGTCAGCCGGCGGCCAAAGACCTCGTGCCCGGCGAGCGCGCGGATCACGTCCAGCATCCGGACCTGTGCGGCGTTGTGGGTGGGGGCGTGGTCGCTCATGACGGCTGCACCGCAGGGGCCGGAAAGTTCGGGCGGTCGATAAACCAGCCGCCGCCCACGCTGGCCTTGATCGCCAGCTTGTAGCGCAGCGCCAGGCGCAGCTTTTCCAGAGAAATCTTGTTCATGCGGCCTCCCGGGCATGTGGGGTTGCGGGGTACTTGCCGGGCCACAGCGTGTCGAGCGGCAGGCCGGTGGCGGTAGCGATCGCCTCGGCGATGCGCCGGCTGGTCGTCGTGCCGGCCACCACGTAGCTGACGGTCACCGGCGAGCAGGGGATCTGGCGCGCGATCTCCGCCTGGCTGGTGCCGGCCTTCTTTAACGCGTACTGGATATCGAGAGGTTTCATTGCTATCCTTCTTTTGTTCGGCTAACTGATAAGGCTATTGGGGAGCGATGAAGCGCGACATGGATGTCATACGAAAGATCGTGCTCGCCGTCAGCGATGCGCCGTCGTTCGTGAATTCAGTTGATGGCGTGTCGAGAGAGGATTTCGCGGCACACGCACAACTGCTCGAAGAGGCTGGCCTTATCCGCGCCGCAATACAGGGCGAAGGGAATCGCATCGCAAACGCGGCAGTCATCTATCGGCTCACGTGGGATGGGCAGGATTTCGCCGATTCGATAGCCGACGACACCCTCTGGAACAAGGCCAAGACAAACGTCCTCAAGCCGTCGGCTTCGTGGACGTTCGGCGTCCTGCGCGAATACCTGAAAATGGAAATCACGCGACTAGTCCCCGGCCTTGATCAGCTTGTGTAGCGCAATCGCGCAGTTGGCATAGCAGATGGCGCCATGCTCGATGAATCGCCTCGGGAATTCCTCTGGCTCTTGCGCGCCGCAACGAAATTTCGCACTTGCAGTCGCGGACCACTTGCGCACGGGTTCCAGGAGCTGTTCCCGGCTCGGGTTCGCGGCGGGTGGCGATTCAGTTGGCAGATCGGAGAGAGTCATGCGACCTCCTTAAATGGTGCGGTTGGAAAGCGGATGGGGGTTAAGCGGAACTCGGGGTATCGCCCGGGCCAGGCGGCGTCGGGCGACAGGCCGGTTACTTCGCAGATTCGGCGCGCGATGCGCAGTGAGCGGCGCTGTCCGTGAATCACGTAGCCAACGGAGACGTAGCTGACGC